CACCGGAGGCACCCGACCAGCCGTCCGGTGTCACGTCCACGGAGTCGACGGCCATCTCGACGCCGGCACCTAGGACGACCTGTCCGGTGTCCGGATCCACCGCAGCCGGAGTCCCGGCGGGCGCGGAGACCTTCATCTGGACGTTACCCGGGCCCGGTTGGGTCGGGGCGATCGTCGTCGGAAAGTAGCCGGCGTCGGAGACCTTGAAGTTCTTCAGTGAGGTCGGGTCGCCCGACGCGCCGCCGAGTTTGTCCCGGGGGACCTGACGGAAAAGTTGCAGGTCGTCGGGGAGTGGCTTCATCAGGGCCTTGAGGGAATCCGCTTCGGGTCCGGTTTTGCCGGACCGCAGCGTTTCGTTGGCCTTGGTGAACGCCCCCGAGTTGATCAGGTCCGTGAGGCCGCCTCCGGATTGCGCGGGTGTCGTGCCGCCACCGCCGGACTCTTCGGCACCCGCAAGTCCGGCAAGGTATGCGCGCGCATCCTCGGCGCCCTGGAAAGCCTTCGCCTTGAACCCGGACTTGACCTTGCTCGCCTTTCGGCCGTCGAGTGACGACATCTGCCTGGCGTAGGAGCGGGTGAACCGGCCGCTCGGTCCCCTGGGGTGCAGGGCCGGGTTGAACTTGGCCACCGCACCTCCTGGGGCGTCAGGCGGGCACGAGAGCCGCGGGCGTAGCGGGCGCGACCGGTCCGGGCGACATAGGTGTTGGAGCTGGCGTTGGTGCGGGTTCTGGCTGGCCGGACTCGCCGCCGAACAGGCCCCAGTCGAGGTCTGCGGCGATGTCGTTCGGCGCGCCCGGTCCGGCTCCACCGGCCTCACCGCCGGTAAAGACCAGCAGCGAGATGTCGTTCTCTTCGACCGCCAGGACCGCGGAGTCGGCATCGAAGCCGGCGTCGATCGCGGATTTGATGGCCGCAATCTGATCCGACAGCAGCGCGGTGCGTTCCTGCTGGCGCGCGGTCGGGGACTCCTTGCCCGCACCGGGTTCCTGCAGCTGCACCGAGTACAGGCCGGTGTGCTCCATCAAGGACAGGTCGTTCGCGGCGACCGCGGCCATCACGGTCTGAGGAGTAAAGCCGGCACGGGTCCCGGCCTCGATGGCCAGGATCTGCTCCTTGATGATCGCGGCCTGGTCCTTCTGGTCTTCCCGCAGAAACGCGATGTCGTTGTCGTCGTACCAGAGTTCAGCGCGGTCGGGCACGTCCAGCAGAGCTGACAGGGCGGCGCAGGCAGAGCGCCAGGTGGGCCGGGCCCAGTGGTCGCCGAACTTGCGGCGGGCCATGCCGTAGTTGCTGTACGTCGCGGACGCCAGGCCTTCGGACAGCCCGACGATGATCGGCGGCACGCCGCCGGCGGCGCAGATCCGGGTCTCGCCGGCACCCTGGGTGGCCCTGAAGTCCAGCTGCCGCAGGTCCGCCCCGGCCACGGTGACGTCCGCCCCGCCGCCCACGTACAGGGTCTTGTAGGCGTTGTTCACGCCTTGGTGGGTGGCGTTCATCTTGGCAATGAAGGCCCCGAACTGCTTCTCGGTGACCGATTCCTTCATCGACACGACGAGCCCGGGACGGGCGCCGTTGGTGAAGAACGCGTTCTTGTGGTTCGTGGCCGCCTGGTCCGCTTCGATCTCACGCACGACCGGTGTCACCCACGACATGCCGCGGTACTGGGCGATCGGGTCCGGGATCGGGGACCAGTGGCACATCTCATCGGGCAGGTAGTACTCGACGATGCCGCCCGCGTACCGGCCGCCCGGGTAGTAGGCGTATCCGGCGACGTCGGACTCGACAGCCTCATCGGGCGGTGCGGTGAGGACGATCTCCACCCAGTCCGGACGCAGCCTCCGTAGCCGTTCCTCGGCGCGGTCCCGCTCGCGGATGCAGTAGAAGTTGCCGGCCAGCGAGACGTCCTGCTCCATGCGCGTCAGCAGCTCACCGGTGGTGCCGTTCGGCCAGGGCTTCTCCAGGATCGACAACTCCTGGGTGCCGAACAGCTCGCCGGTCTTGCCGTACTTGACCCGGCGCCACTGGAACCGGGCCTCGGAGAACAGCAGGAGCCGCGCCAGGATGACCGCAAAGATCACGCCGTTGGACTGGTACGCCTGCCGCACGTACCGCTCGAACGACCCGCCGATCCCCTCCCGCAGCGGGTCCCCGCTGCCGGACGGCATGACGATCGCGTACGGGTCGTTCAGTTGCTGGAGGTAGGCCGAGACGTCATAGCGAGACACCTCGGGCGTGCCGCTGCGCAGGAGGCTCCACAACTTCGCCACGTTGCTCCTCCGGTATCACGGTGACGCCGAAGGTGACGCCGAATGCGAGGAGGACTCCGGAGATGAGCAGGCCCCACCCGCCGGTGAGCCAGGTCAGCCCGGAGGCGACGAGGGCGAAGGCGATCAGGAGCGCGAGCAGGGCTTCTCGGCGGGTCAACCGACCTCCCTCATCCGTACATGGCCCAGGGTTCCGACGGCGGGACGAGGGCGGAGGCGTACGCGTGCCCCATCACCGCGCAGATCGCGAGGTCGATCTTCCGGGGGCTGTTCGGGGTTTCCTTCTGGACCCGCCAGCCCTGCGGGGTGGCCTTGATGACCGCGTTCCCGACGTGGCGGCCCAGCCGCTTGTCGCCGGAGTGGCTCAGCTTGCGGTCCTTCGCGGCTTCGTAGAAGCGCTGGGACGCCTGGATCATCGCGATGCCCTGCGGCATGGCCTCGACGGCGTAGCCCTCGGCGGCGAGCCGCTCGAACATCTGCTGGTAGATCCGCGGGTCGTACACGCAGTGACGGACGTTCCAGCGGACGAACGCAGCCCGCACCGCAGCCTCGACCTCGTCGGGGTCCATTCGCCCAGCACTCCACGACGTCGATGTGCAGGTCGGCGACGGAGTGGACGGTGAGCCCGGTCGAGTCGCCGGAGAACGACCCGTCGAAGGCGAGGACGACGTCGGCGCCGTCCGGCACCGGGCGGGCATGGGTCAGGGACTCCCACAGACCGGTCGGGAACCATGCCTGCTGTGTCGGCACCCACTGGTTGCAGCGTTTGGTCCGGAACTCGTTCTCCGGGGTCTTCAGCACCGCGGTGGCGAGGTCCTCGATGTCGACCAGGTCCCCGAGGCCGGGGTTCGCTTCGCGCCAGGTGGCGGGGGCGCGGTGGTCCGCCTCGCGGAGGAATGGCTCCCACCAGGCCATAAAGAACGACGGGTCGACCAGTTCACCGGAGGCGATCCGGCACCCGTACTGGTACAGGGTGTAGCAGAGCGAGTCCTGCCCGGTGGTGTCGGTGCGTACGCCGGCGGTGGTGATACCGACCATGAGCGGGTCGACGCGGGCGCCCATGGCGAGGGACATGACGTCCCACAACTCGCGGTTCGGCTGGGCGTGGACCTCGTCGAAGATCACCATGTGGGGGTTGAGGCCCTCTTTGGTGTACGCCTCCGCCGACAGCGCCCGGTACACCGAGCCGGTCTTCGTGAACTCGATGACGTCCCGGTAGACCTTGAGGATCTCGGACAGCTCCGGGTCCATCTTGACCATGCGGCGGGCGGTGTCGAACACCACTTTGGCCTGCTGCTTGTCGGCCGCGCAGGAGTAGACCTCACCACCCTGCGGGCCGAGCACGAGGCCGCCGAGACCCAGGGAGGCGCCCTTGCCGGACTTGCCGTTCTTGCGGGCCACTCCGATGAGCGCCTGCCGGTGCCGGTACCGCAGGTCCGCCCGCCGAGCGAGCAGGTAGGCGAACAGTTGCCGTTGCCAGGGGCGGAAGATGAGCAGCTCGCCGGCCTGGGCCGCGAGGGAGTCCTTGTCGACCCGGCACACGGCCTCGCCGAAGTCGAGGAGCAGCGCGCCGTCGCCGCGGGCGACGTCTTCAGCGGGGACCGGGGTCAGCCAGCGCGGTGGCCAGCCGGCGATCTCATCCGGCGCCGTGCCGACGTTCGAGGAGCTTGTCGAGCGCGGAGGCACGCTTCACCTCCGCGACACCCAGCCGCGATCGTGCGGTCGGGTTGAACCCGAGCACGCTCAGTGCCAGGTCGAACCGCTTGCCCAGCGCGGCGAGGGCGGCGGCGTCCTTCGGGTCCGACGTGGCCCGGTAGCGGCGGCGGGCGACGGCGAGGTCGTCGGCGGCCAGGCACGCCTCGACGGCCGCAGGCATGTCGGAGGTTGGGGAGATCCAGGTCAGGCCCTCGGCCCAGATCTGGCGCCACAGCGCCGCGCCGTCAGACTCGATCCCGACCGGGAGGTCCGGCACCCCGTCAGCCTGCGGCAGCGCCACGACCTCGCCGACGAGCGTGATCTGTCTGCCGTCAGCCTTCCGGGTGCCGCCAGCGCGGCCGACCCGGCGGTGGTGTTCGATCGGTGCGGGCGGCCGTCCCATATCACACTCCGTAGTTATTACTC